GTAATAAATTACAAGCACTTATAGGTAACTATAACTACTATCTACAGATGATTAGAGATGTGACTGGTCTTAACGAAGCTAGAGACGCTTCAACTCCAGATTCAAGATCTTTAGTTGGTATACAAAAACTAGCAGCTGCAAATTCTAATGTAGCAACAAGACATATACTAGATGCATCGTTATTTTTAACCGTAGAAACAGCTGAACAGCTATCGTTAAGAATATCAGATATACTAGAGTACTCACCAACTGCAGATGCGTTTATACAACAAATTGGTGCTCACAACGTAGCAACTTTAAAAGAAATGTCTGAATTACACTTGTATGATTTTGGTATATTTATAGATTTAATGCCAGACGAAGAAGAAAGACAAATACTTGAAAATAACATACAAATGGCTATACAACAAAAGAGTTTAGATGTTGACGATGCTATTGACATAAGACAGGTTAAAAATTTAAAGATGGCTAACCAGTTAATAAAGTATAAAAAGAAAAAGAAGTTAGAAAGAGAACAAGCTATGCAACAACAAAATATAAAGGCACAAGGCGAGTCTCAACAACAAACAGCTCAAGCAGCTGCGCAATCAGAAATGCAGAAAAATGAACAAAAAGTTCAGATGGATATGCAACTTGAAGAGCAGAGAAACGGAATGAAGATACAATTTATGAAAGAAGAAGCTGCTATGAAAATACAGTTGATGGATCATGAGTTTGAAATCAATATGAAGCTAAGACAAATGGATAACGAGGCTGCTAAAAACAAAGAGTCTGCTAAAGATGATAGAGCAGACGAGCGTGAAAGAATTAAAGGTTCTCAACAAAGTAATTTAATAGCTCAAAAGAAAAACGAAACAGAGCCTAAAAACTTTGAGTCTGCAGGTAATGATACCTTAGGGTCAGGCTTAGGAGTTGCGGGTTTAACAAGTAACTAATTATTTAATATTATTATATCATGGAAGAAAACAAAGAAGTAACCGAAGAGGTTACACAAGAAACTGTAGAGCAAACTACAGAACCTCAGGTTGAAGAAAAACAAGAAGAGTCACCAGTGTCATACAATGAAGATGGTGATATAAAATTAGATTTAACAAAAATACCAGTAGAAACAATACCAGAAGAAAATGAAACCACAGAAACAACAGAAGTTGCAGAAGATAACACTGTCAACGAGGGAGTGGTTGGAGTCAATGAAGATGCCAATGCCCCAGAGGAACAAGAAGAAATACAACCGGAAGTCCAAGCACAAGAAGAGACTACAATAGAAGAAGTAGTTGATCTTCCAGAAAACTTACAAAAACTAATGGAGTTTATGGAAGAGACCGGTGGAGATTTACAAGATTATGTTAAGTTAAACACAGACGTTAAAGATATGGACGACTCTGAAATTTTAGCTGACTTTTACAAAGAAACAAAACCTCATCTTAACGCAGAAGAAATAAACTTTTTATTAGAAGATAGATTTTCTTATGATGAAGACACAGACGATGAGAGAGATATAAAAAGAAAAAAATTAGCCTTAAAAGAGCAAGTTGCTGAGGCTAGATCTCACTTGGAAGAGAATAAATCCAAATACTATGAAGAAATTAAAGCTGGAAGCAAACTAACTAACGATCAGCAGAAAGCAATTGAATTCTTTAATAGGTACAATCAGGAAGAAGAGCAAAACGTAAAGATTGTAGAAAATCAACAAAAAACCTTTTTAAATAAAACTGATAAAGTTTTTGAAAACTTTGATGGCTTTGAATTTAATGTAGGTGACAAGAAGATTAAATACAACGTTACGGATGTTGACTCTGTGAAAAACAAGCAAGTTGATATTAACAACTTCGTTGGGAAGTTCCTAAACGACGGTTTAATGGAAGATGCTGCTGGTTATCATAAGTCATTATTCACAGCTATGAACCCTGATGCAATAGCGAAACATTTCTATGAACAAGGCAAGACTGATGCTGTAAAGCAAACGGTTGCTCAATCTAAGAACATTAACACATCTAGAGAGTCTCATAAAGTTTATGAAGGTGAAGGAGGTATTAAGTTTAAAGTTTTAGGCGAAGATTCAAATGACATGAAGCTAAGAATAAAAAAACGATAACTAAATATTAATTTAAAATTTAAAAATTATGGCTGTAGCAGGTGTAGGTGCGGGGAAATTAACTCCAGCACCATTAAAACAAACGCTAGCGACTGCGTATATTGATTTCGCAAACGCTGGAGCGAACAGTGCAAACTGGGCGCAACAATATTTACCAGATCTTATGGAGAAAGAAGCTGAAGTGTTCGGTAACAGAACAATCTCAGGATTTCTTTCACAAGTAGGAGCTGAAGAATCTATGGCATCTGACCAAGTAATTTGGTCTGAGCAAGGTAGATTACATTTATCATACAAAGATGTTGCTTTAACGGTATCAACAATAACTGGAACATTGACTTTTGACGCTGGTTCTACTGACGTTGATGGTAACGCTGTAACTAGTGCAACTAACGTAGTACTTCACGGTATACGTCCAGGTGACATGATCTTAGTAGCTGATGCTGATTCAGTAACAAGAGGTTATGTTACTAGCGTAGATACTTCTGGTACTGGTACTGCTTATGGTAAAGTTATATGGAAACGTTACGATGGTGCTAATATCGCAACTGGTTCATTAGCTGCTGGTGATGTAAACGTACTAGTTTATGGATCTGAATATGCTAAAGGAACTGAAGGAAGAGTTGGTGCTAATAAACCACAATTCAAATCTAGAACTAACAAGCCTATCATATTAAAAGACAAGTACGAGATCTCTGGATCTGATGCTTCTCAAATTGGTTGGGTTGAAGTTTCTGGTGAAGAAGGACAATCAGGTTACTTATGGTACTTAAAAGCTTCTGGTGATACAAAAGCTAGATTTTCTGATTACTTAGAAATGGCAATGATGGAATCAACATTAACTACAGGTACTGCACCTGCTGCTCATCAAGGTGGTAATATCGCGGGTACAGAAGGTCTTTGGGCTGCTTTAGCAGATAGAGGTAACTTATCTGATGCTTTAGATGGATCAGTTTCTCACTCAATTGCATTAGGTGAATTTGATCTTATCATAGCTGAGCTTGATAAACAAGGTGCTATTGAAGAGAACATGATGTTCTTAAACAGAGATCTTGCATTAACTATCGATGACATGTTAGCAGGTGCTAATGGTGGTGTTGCTGGTGCTGCTGTTACTAATGTACACGGTGGTAGAGGTACTTCTTACGGTGTATTTAACAACGATGCTGATATGGCGTTAAACTTAGGTTTCTCTGGTTTCAGACGTGGATCTTACGATTTCTACAAATCTGATTTCAAATATCTAAATGATGCTTCTACTAGAGGTTTGATTAATGCAACTTCTGCAACAAGTGCTATCACTGGTGTTATGATACCAGCTGGTGTTTCTTCTGTTTATGACGAAACTTTAGGAAAGAATCTTAAGAGACCTTTCTTACATGTACGTTACAGAGCTTCTAACATGGAAAGCAGAAAGTACAAAACTTGGACTACTGGTTCGGTTGGTGCTACTACTTCTGATTTAGATGCGATGGAAATGCACTTCTTATCAGAAAGATGTTTAGTAGTACAAGGTGCTAACAACTTTGTATTATTCAAAGGAACTAACGCAGGTATATTCAACTAGACAATAGTTCTTATTAACTTTAAAAGGGGAGGAAAACTCCTCCCCTTTTTTTTAACTTATTAAATTATATATTATTATGGCAAAAAAACAAGAAACAAAAACAGAGGTGGCTGTAGAAACTCCAGTAATGGAAGTACCACCGGTTGTAAAACAACCAAAAAGAAAAGAACCAACCAACAGAGTTATTGATGGTTGGGAAGTAAGAGACAGAGTGTACAAGTTGAAAGGTGATTTAACACCATTGTCTTATCATGTTGGTAGTAGAGGTAAATATTATTTTGACGAAGAAAAAGGTTATGAAAGAGAAATTTTATTAACTGAAAATCAAAACACTCCTTTTGTAGATGAATTTAAAGGTCAAGTTAGACCAGGTAGAATAATTTTTAGAAACGGTGTTTTATTTATTCCTAGAAATAAAATTATGGCGCAAAAAATAATGTCAATATATCACCCATCTGTCAATAAACTTTGGGAAGAAGATAAACCAAAAGAAGTTGCAGTTACACAATTAGAAAACCTAGATCATCAGTTAGATGCAATGATAGCTGCTAGAACTATGGATATAGATACTGTTGAAGCTATTATGCGTACAGAGGTTGGATCTAAAGTGACTAAGATGACTTCTAAGGAGCTTAAAAGAGATATACTGATATTAGCAAAGGAAAGACCTAGTTTAGTGCTTAGCTTAATGGAAGATGACAATATACATCTTAGAAATATAGGTATAAAAGCTGTTGAGCAGAATATATTAAATCTTTCAGGAGATCAAAGAACGTTATCTTACACTTCTAACGGTAGAAAACTAATGAATATTCCTTTTGATGAACATCCTTATTCAGCTATAGCTGCATGGTTTAAAACTGATGAAGGTATGGAAATTTTAAAAACTGTCGAGAAACAATTAGTATAGTAAACAATATATATGCGATCACCCTTCGGGGTGATTGCTTATATTAAAAAAAAATATAAATGGCGAATAATAGCATAAGTATAGATACAGTATATCAAAGAGTATTAGCTCTAGCTAATAAAGAACAAAGAGGCTACATCACGCCACAAGAATTTAACTTGCATGCTAACCAAGCTCAATTAGATATATTTGAGCAATACTTTTATGACTTAGCTGCCATGATTAATTTAAAAGCTAGAGGTGAAGATCCTGCAAAACCAGGAACTAACAATCCTTTAGAACCTGATTTTGGAGACACGGTCAATATAATCAGAGAAAAAATCTCTTTGTATAAAGGTGCTGATGTTGCTTTAGTATATACAGCGGCAAACAAATCTTATAGTTTACCACCTCTAACAGCAAGCACTATATACAGAACTGGACGAATGTACTATTCTGGTACAGATGGATCGTCAATTCCAATGAAACTTATCGAACAAACAGATGTTACAGCTATAGTTGAAATGTACAACGCAAGAAACAATAGTAGATGGCATACAGCTGATAGTCCTGACTTTTTTTACACTGAAAATACTGACGGTAGTTTTTCGTTGTACAAAGAAAATGCCGTAACAGCAGTGTCTACAGCTAACCAACTAAAAGTTGAGGTTGTAGCTACAGTACCACCAGAGGTTAAATGGGGATATGTAGTTGTAAACGAAAAAGCTTTATACAATGGTTCAACATCAACTGACTTCACGATGCATAAGTCTGAAGAAACAAACTTAGTTATAAAAATATTAGAGTTAGCTGGTATAACTATAAACAAACCAGGTTTAGTACAAATAGCTTCTAACGAAGAATCACAAAACATTCAACAAACAAAATAAGATATGCCAAATAACTTAATAACATTAACACATAAACAGTATTACGAGGGAACTGATAATTCGCAGTTGACTGGTGATGGTGTTCAAGGTAGTTATCAGTTTATTAAAATGACTGATTTAATAAACGATATAATGGCTACTTACTGTCAACTAGATAAAATGCTAGAAGGAACTAGGCTTTCAGATGTAACATACCATGCGCATAGAGCTTTGCAAGAGTTAAGTTTTGATACTTTTAGATCTGTGAAAGCTATGGAAATAGAAATCCCACCATCTTTAATGATGTCACTACCTCATGACTATGTAGGTTACACAAAAGTAACTTGGATAGATGAAAGTGGTTTGCAAAGAACTTTATACCCAGCAATACTAACAAGTAATCCAGATGCTTACCTTCAAGACAGTAATGATAATTTAACTTTTGACACTAATGCTCCTAACGATAGTTTATTAGCCGCTGATTCTAACACTTGGGGTAAATACAAAGCCGCTACAGACGTTAACAACTCAACAGAAAAATATGATGATAGCGATCTTTTAGAGTCTACTAGAGGTAGACAGTATGGTAGCGAACCTAGACATATGAATCAAAATGGATCTTTTTATATAGATTACAGAAGAGGAAGAATTCATTTTAGTGGTAATTGTGCGGGAAAAACTGTAACCTTACATTATATAAGCGATGGAGTTGGAAAATTACAATCTCATACTGGT